CATAGAAAAAGCATTATCAAATAGGCCGAGCCAACACTTCGGGAATAACCCCGACATATATCTGGAGTGGTGGCTGTCTAATATGTCGGTCAAGGCGTTTTTAGGAATGAAAGAACAAACAGATTTATTTGAGGAGATAAAATGAATACTGGATTTTGCGACATTAAAATATCTGACTTGGTAAAAGCAAGTTGGAACTACAAAGAAGACAATGACTTTCTGATGGATAAGCTTGTTGAAAATATCAGGCGTAATGGTCAAATTGAGAATATCATTGTTCGTGAGATTGGAAATGGAAAATATGAAGTTGTAAACGGCAATCACAGGCTTGATGCCTTAATGGTTTTGAAATTTGATTCGGTGTATTGTTACAATCTTGGAGAAATTTCAGAAATACAAGCTAAGCGCATTGCTGTTGAGACAAATGAGACAAAATTTAGCGCAAATGACAAGTCTCTTGCTGATGTAATTAATGAGATTGTTGATAACTTTGATGTTAAGGATGTGCTTGAAACATTGCCGTATAGTGAGATGGAACTTGATATAATGTTAGGGAACATGAAAGAACCTGACATTGAGCCAGAAGAAGCAGAGAATCCATACACGCAAAAGATAGAATCCCCAATTTATGAAATTAAAGGAGAAAATCCTGCAATTTCGGAACTTTTTGACGATAAAAAGACAAAAAATCTTGTTTTGGACATAGAAAATAGTGAAATCGACGAAGAAATAAAGGAATTTTTAAGGGTTGCCGCACAAAGGCATATCGTTTTTAACTACTCAAAGATAGCTGAATTTTACGCTCATGCAAGTAAGCCAGTTCAAGAATTAATGGAAAAGTCTGCCCTTGTCATAATTGACTTTGATAAGGCAATAGAAAATGGATTTGTTGACATTATAAGTGAAGCAGAAGACATGATTAAAGAGGATATTGAAAGTGAATGACAACATTATGGCGAACAAGCTTATATACCATCTTGACAGGCTTGTTTTAGACAGGAGACCAATAACTGCGGATGTATTTCTGACCAATTTTTGCAATAATGCCTGCCATTATTGTAATTATGCCAAGCACAAGTCAATAGACAGAGAAAAAAGGTATGTGAAAATTGATGATTTTATTAGGAATGTTGAGCGATTGGTTAATTTTGGCATAAATGGAATTATTCTTACCGGGGGTGGTGAGCCTACAATCAATCCTGACTTTGATAAGATTACTCAATTTCTTGAAATAAATGCAATAGAATATGGCGTTAATACTAATTTTGTTGAGTATAAACAGATGCGACCCTCATTTCTAAAAGTTTCTCTTGATGCTCACGATAAAGAGTCTTATCTTGAGGTGCGTGGAATCGATATGTTTGATTCTGTTATTGCTAATGTAAAAAAGTATATAAAATGGAAGCGGGATAATTCTGTTGGGACAAATGTTGGTTTGCAAATGCTTGTAACTAATCCTGAGAATATACTGAAATTTTACGAGGCACATAAAGACATATTGTTTGACTATATGGTTTTCCGACCTTATGAAAGTAGAAATTCTTCTTATTATTCTGGTGGCAAAATAGAAGACATTAAAAAGTCTGTTAAGATAATAAAGTCAATCGCAGAAAAAGATAACAGGATAATAGCAAACTATAAGTGGAATCATTTGTTTAATGGATTCCAGCAATGCTATGGTCATTGGACTCAGATGGCGGTGAATGAATCTAGCGAAATTCTTTTTTGTTGTCATAAGCCTCAAGAGGTGATTTGTAAGCTTCATGATAGCGATGCCATTAATAAATGGAAACAGGCAAAAACAGATATGTTAACTTGTGATATTCCGTGCAGGCTTAGCGGAATAAATGATTTTATCAGGAAGATTGAACATTGTCCGAGCAATGTTAACTTTATTTAGGAATGAAAGATGAGAGATGATTTTGCGGTATTTATACTAACTCATGGACGAGCAGATAATGTAATAACCTTGCGTTCGCTAAAAGAAGCCAATTATACTGGAAAGTATTATCTGGTTGTTGACAATCAGGATAGTGATGTTGATAAATATATAAGTAAGTATGGCAAAGACAAAGTAATTGTTTTTGACAAAAAGGATGTTGCAAGCAGGACAGATACTGGAGATAATTTCGGTGAAATGAGTGCTGTTATATTTGCCAGAAATGCTTGTTTTGAAATTGCGAAAGAACTTGGATTAAAGTATTTTCTTGAGCTTGACGATGATTATACTTGTTTTTCGTATAGGTTTATTGAGCCTGAGCTAAATATATTAAAAGAGATATATACTAAACAGCTTGATAGTGTAATTAACCTTATGCTTAATTATTTTGAGAAAACCAATGCTTTAACAATTGCGTTTGCTCAAAATGGGGACTTTATTGGCGGTATAGGCTCAAGATGGAAAAAAGGATTGTTGCGCAAGGCTATGAATTCTTTTTTCTGCAGGACGGACAGGCCGATAAACTTTGCTGGAACAATGAATGAAGATGTTAGTATGTATACCTCTCGCGGGTCAAGGGGTGATTTAATTTTTAGCATAACTCTTTTTTCAATACATCAAAAGCAGACGCAGACCACAAAAGGTGGAATGACCGATGTATATAAGAATTCTGGAACATATATAAAGTCATTTTATTCTGTTATGTATTCGCCAAGTTGTGTAAAAATTTCTCTGCTAAATACCGCATTTAAGAGAGTTCACCATAAGGTTTTGTGGAATAATTGCGTTCCTAAAATCATAGATGAAGAATATAGGAAACATTAATATGTCAAACATAAAAAGAGTTGATTGGGATAAAATAAGAGCAGACTATGTTCTGGGAACTGACTATCCCTCTTTTGATGAATTATCAAGAAGGCATGGAGTTGCAAAGCCGTTGATTCTTCAAAAGGCTAATGATTTGGAGGATTCGGTTAATAGGGGAAAAACTTGGCTCCAACAAAGGCAGGCATATATTGAAAAAAAGCAACAACTGCAAGAAGATATTGCCATAAATGAAGCAAAAATTGCCGTTAAGGGATTTGTTAAAGTATTAAACAATATGGGCTTAAAGGCTTTCAAGATAATCAACCGAGAGCTTGATTACATTGACAAGATACAAGCTGACGAAATTGCGACCGGGAAACCACTGTCGATGCGCAAGCAGGTAAAGATGTCTGATATAACAAAGATTGTTGAAGTTTTACAAAAAATTGCTGGTGGAGATGGAACAAGGGAAATGCTTGTCAGGCTTGAAATTGCTGGACAAAAGGCAGAAAAAAAGCAAGTCAAGTTGCAGGACTTGACCGATGAAGAGCTAGAACAAGTTGACAGACAAGTTAAATCTGGTGGTGTTCAGCCGATAGATACTGAATTTGAAGTTGTAGAAGAGAACGAGAATGGCTCAGATTAAGTTTACGAAAGAAGACCTAATACTTGAGAAGCAAAGAAGGGCACGAGAGAAATCAGACCAGAAGCAGGCAGATTTTGCGCCTCACAATAAGTTTGCTTTGTGGAAGTTCTGTCAGCATATTGCGCCCGACTTTTATCTTGATGAGAAGGTTCCGCTCAGGGACTTGTCTGAAATCTTTCGCAGAATAACAGTTGGCGAGCTAAGAAAGGTTCTGATTTCGTTCTTTCCGAGAGGCGGTAAAAGCAGGACAACCAGTATTTGGATTGCATGGTGGTTAGGATATGACGCAGACGGCTCATTTATGAGAAACTGCTACAATGACAATCTTGCAATGGATTTATCTAAATCGGTTCTTGATATTATTGATAGTGATGCGTATAAAGAGGTTTTCCCGAATGTCAAGATTGACCCTTCTGCACGTTCAAAAATGAGTTGGCAATTGGATGGGACTACTATCGCAACCTATTTTGGTGCAGGAATGAATGGAACAATCACGGGAAAAGGATGTAATCGTGCTGCCATCTTTGACGACCCTATCAAAAATCCTGAAGAGGCATTGTCGGAAGCTTATCTTGAGAAGATTGATACATTTATTGATTATGCCCTTGAAAGCCGTGTTGAGCCTGGGTCTAATTGTGCAGAGATAATCATTCAGACTAGATGGTCAAAGCAAGACCCGATTGGCTTGCGCGAAGATGACCCTGAGTGGACAAAATTCATCTTTCCTGTTTTGAACGAAGATGATACCAGTATTTGTGAAGCTATGTTTCCTGCTGAGCGGGCAATCAAGATGCGTGAATCTTGGAAAAAGAAAGGACGCGAATGGCTATTTAACGCTCTTTATATGTGCCAGCCGACAGATACTGCCTTTGCAAAACTTTCCATTGACTCCCTTAAACGATTCTCAATGAAAGACTTAGAGAAATTGGGCGAGCCTGACGAGAAGGTGGCTTGGTGCGACTATGCAAATAAAGGCACAGACAATCTTTCATCTCCTTTCTGCTGGCGTTATAAAAACAGGAAGTATATTGTCGGCGTTGTTTTCTCAGATGCAGACAGCATAGAGCTTGAGCGTCCACTAATTGAGAAGATTATGAAATTCAAACCTGAGATGCACGTGTTCGAGAGCAATCAGGGCGGGATAGAGTTTGCAACCAACTTTGAAAGCAAGTATCAGCAAATCTTGGATGCAGTCGGAACAGAGATTCATACTCAATCAGCTAATACTAATAAAGAGATAAGAATACTGCTCAGGATAGGAGAGATGAAGAATGACTGCTATTTCTTGGTAGATGAAGAGCAAGACATTGACTACTCTAAGTTTATGAATAATTTGGGAAGCTATGGTAAATTTAAGTATGGCAAAGATGATGCTCCTGATTCTCTTGCGGGACTGTTATCTCTTATGTCCGATGTTGCAGATTTAGAGATAGAAACTTTTGATGGTAGCGATAATGACGACAAAATACTTGACATTAAAGATGGAGAGAATACAGATGAATTTGATTTTGATTCAGAAGATTCTGAGATTCAAATATTTTGATGGAGAAAGAACGTGAGTGAACAAGTAAAGGTTATTGGTGAAGAAGAAATAGGCGCAAATACAATAGAAAAAAGCATGGAAGGTATTGTTGAACTTATCAATATGCCTGCTTTTTCTGTTGCAAAGACTCTTTCTCTGCCAAAAAGCTCTATAAAGGTTGCAGGAACAAAGACTATTGAAGATAACGGATGTATTCTGCCACCTTATCATCCTGCTGAGATATTGAGATATAAGTCGCTTGATACAACTTATCAAACTTGTATTGCTCTTAAAGTAGACACGATTGTTGGCTCAGGCTATTCTTTTGGCTATAAAGATATTGACGAAAGAGAAGATATTAAGTCATTCTTTAAGTCTCCTAACAGAAACTTTGGCGATACTTTTACTTCTATCCTGAAGAATGTTTATACCGATTTTGAGTTATTTAATAATGCTTATCTTGAGTTCGTAAAAAGCGGTAACAAGCGTGCAATCTATTATCTTCCTGCAAAAGATATGTATATAGCTCCTAAAGTTAGCAACGGAGTAATGACAAGAGATATAGAAAAGTATTGTTACATTCCGGCTGGCAATAAGACTACTATTGATTATGTTCCTTATCCTGCTGATGGCAAAACAAAAGATGGCGTTCATTATTGTTTGCATTTCAAAGCTCCATCGCAAGAGAGTCTTTATTACGGAAAGCCTGACACTACTCATTTATTTGACCTGATTAGACAAAGTTATTTGTCAGACCAATACAACATAAACTTCTTTTCAAATGGAGGACAGCCAGCATGGGCGGTTTTGATTACTGGCGGCAAGCTGTCAAAGAAGTCATACGAGAAAATCAAAGAATTTATAGAGAACAACTTGAAGGGCGTTGCCAACGCTCACAAGATGCTGTTTCTTTCCGTCCCAAACGAAAAAGCAAAGATAACCCTCGTTCCGCTCACAAAGTCCATTGATGAACAATTCCTGTCTCTTTCTCAAAGGGTGCAATTTCGCATTGCCCTCAAGTGTAGAGTTCATCCTAAATTACTTGGACTCTCGGTTGGGGGCAATTTTGGTGGTGGCTCTGCAGGAATAACTGACCTTAAACTTTTTATGGAGACGGTTGCTGAACCTCAGCAGAATTACATTGTTGAGTTTATCAATAAATTTCTTGAGTTTGAATTTGGTGTTAATTGTGAGTTTGACCTTAAGAGTATGAACATTTCCAACGAGAAAGAGGATGCTGTTATTGCGAATCTCTATTGGAATATGGTTGATGCTGCCGGCAATCGTGTTTTAAGCATAAATGAAATCAGGCAAATGTTCCTGCGCCTCAAGCCTATTGATTTGATGGAAACACCCGAAGATGAAAAGGAAACAGAAGAGCTTGGCAACTTGAAGATTGAGCCAAATCGTGAAGGCGAGATAAGAACAAATGACAATACTGATTTAGGAATAGGTGATGGCGAGCAAACTAATAATCTTGACCCAAACAAAAACAACGATGAAAGTAATAACTTTGGATAAGAGGTCTTAAATGAACATTATTGAAAAAAAGAGACTACTTAAGGACGTTACAATAACTCATGTTTCTTATGTAAAGCGTGGGGCGAATAAAAAGCAATTCTTTCTTGCTAAAAATGATTGCTCACGAGCCGACATACAGTTTGATATGCAATTCTTTAGCAAGTCTGATGATGATGAGCGGAAATTGCTGTATGGTGTGGTTTATGAGCCAGACGTTGAAGATTCGCATGGCGATGCAATGACAAAGGATGAAATAGAAAAAACCGCTCATGAGTTTCTTGAGTTCTACCGAAATATAGACACCGAGCATAATATGCTTGCTGGTGCAGGAACGGTAGTTGAAAGCTATATTACACCCATTGAAATGAAGATTGGCAAAAACGTAATCAAGGCAGGAAGCTGGATTTTGGTTACACGTGCCACAGATGAGATATGGGATGCTTGGAAAGCTGGAGACATAACCGGTTATTCAATGTTTGGTATTTCTCGTGAAACACAAATGAGCAAAGGAGAAAACAAGTTGAAAAAGTTCCTTAAAAACATTATGTCTAAAGTTGGACTGAGTAAGGCTTTCAATGAAACAATTGAAGCCACGTTAGAACAGCTAACTAGAGACCCTTGCTTTCTTATGGATATGCTTCAGAAGGACTTTTTTGAAAGTATCAGTTGGGAAAGCGCATTGGAAGATGATTTGAAAACGTTGTCGTTATCAATGCGTTCTGCGGCTGATTACATTGATGGAAAGATTGCTGATATTGCTAAATCCGATGATAGTAAAGAAAATGCTGAGGAGCATCCTGCCGAAAATCAGGAAGAGGCTCCTGTCGAAGAACCCGAAACAGCGGAAGAAACCACTAAAGATGAAGCCGAACCTGAGAATGAAGCCACGGCTGAAACAGAAACTGAGCCAGAAGAAGTTAGAAAATCCGCAGAAAAGTTATTTGAAGAAATGTTTGAGAAAGTTGTCAAAAGCAATGGCGACACCTTGAACACATTGTTAAGCGAAAAACTCAATCCCGTTCTTGATACAGTTAAAACTCTTACGAAAACGATTGAAACGCTTGAAGACAAAATACAAGATTTAGAAACAGGCTCTTCCGTCAAAACACAGCCGCCTCAGACTGATGTTAAGAAATCGCGTAATCCTGCTCTTGGTCTTTTATCTTAAATAAAACAGGAGATTACAAATGAGCAACAAAATCAACCTTGATACTCAAGATGTAATGAAAATGATGCAGTTGTTTCAAGAGACTGCAGAAACCCTTCAGAAAGGAATAAAATCTGAAACTGAAGATGAAAGAAAGGTAAGTCCTCTTGCGGTTTATCTCTTGTCAAAAGCCGGATATGAAACCTTGTTCTATCCCGATGGAACGCAGATTTCCAAGTCCGACATTGACGAGATTACCCTGGACTTTACACGCGGACGCACTCTGTCAGAGGAAGAAGCTGCCATTCAGCTTAACTTCATTCTTGATAAGAGTCCTTATCTGCGTATGTTTAATTCACGCATTGTCAACAAGCTGGTTACTCCGATTGAAGCCAAAGCAATTACTAAAAAGAATCTGATTTCTTATGAACAGAATGGTGCTACTACTGGTATTACTGTCAACCGCCGCATTGTTCATAACTTTGGAATCAATCTTTATCTGCGTCATGTCCAGCTTCAAAAGGATATTCCGCTTCAGACCATTATTGACAATCTGCACAATCCCGGATGGGAAAATGGCGTATTGAGTGATGTCGCTATTGCTCTTGCGAATGATATTCTGCTTCTGGTTATGAATGGCTTGGGCGGAACCTATTCCAGCACTCGCGATTTCTATGACCTCAACAAAGGATTTGTCAAAATTCTGCAGGACGCTAATGGTGCTAATACTAACACTTATGGGCAAGTTGCTGTTACTGGTTTCCTCGGTAAGCACCTGACCCCTCATAAGGTTGATGCTACCACTCTGGCAGGAACCTATACTGAAGCCAACATGCTTGCTCTGCTTCGCACGATGTGGAAACGTATGCCTACCCAGTTCCGTAACAATCCCAACAATGTCTGGATGATGTCTCAGTCTGACCTTGACCTTTATACTCAGTCTCGCTCAGATATGACCGCTCCCTCTAACGTTACTCGTGAACAGAACTTGACCAATGGCATTACTCCCAATTTCATGGGACACGCAGTTATTGCCATTCCCGATATGATTCCTATTAACGAATATCATGAAGGCGATGGAACTACTCCTGGTTGCATTATTTTTGGCGACCCGAAGAACATTGATATTGCTTCCGACAAATCAACCTATCTCCAGACAATGGACTTCAATGCTCGTGGAACTACTGGTCCGGTTTTTGAGTATACTTATGATGTCTATCTGGACGTTCAGGTTGCTCGTTGCGATACCTTTGTTATTGCCTTCAAGGGTGCGACTGTTGAGACCCCGTATATGGTTACTGCCGCAGGCGCGTTGACTGGAAGCTCCGGCTTGATTAAAACTGTTGCTGCGAATAAGTATAATGCTGACGGCGCTAACCTTGAAGTTGTGCCTTATTGCGATACTGAAGGCGCGGTAATTGTTCAAGCTACCGCTACCCTGGCAGGTTCTGCTACCCTTGCTCATGCTCTGGCTAATGTTGCTGGCGCTGCTGTTGTTCCGCAAGGTGTGGCTATTACCCTGACTGACGATGCTTATTTCCGTGCCTATATGCCTGACGGAAGTGCTATTGCCTCTACTGAGGTCTGGTTTGACAAAGCTCTGTAAAGTAGGTATTGAAAATGGCTAAAAGCAATAAGAACTCTACCGCAAACAAGTCTAAGGTAAGCAAGACAAAAGTTGAAATCGAAGAATTAGAAGCTGAAGTTGAAGAAATTGAAGTTGCCCCTGTTGAATATGTAAAAGTGTTCATGAAAACTAATGTCATGCTGAAAGGCTTGCCCCCGATGTTTCCGAAAATCAGGTATAGTGTTCCTAAAGACCGCTTACGTGAGTTTCCGAAAGATAGTTACGTTCTCGTTTAGAAATAAAGGTTACGCAGATGGCTTATTCACATAATGAAGTAGTAAAGACTAAAATGACTCAGCTTGCCAATGTTACAACAAAGGCAGAAGAACGGATAACTCCTCAGATACTATCTGTGGCCTCACGAGACTTGCAGGACAATCTTGGGGGAACCGATTATCAGACCTTTGTTGACGCATTTGATGTTTATACCGAAGAAACTTTTGGACTTTTTGATGCCAAGAGTTTTGATGAGTTGAGTGATGATGAAAAGTATCTGCGTAACCTTATTTTTGCTGAAGCCTATTTTGGACTTTATCATCTTGCGATTGCACTGAAAAAGTTGGTTAAAGGCGCAGTAAATGTTTCTCGCGAAAGTGCGGGGGCAGCCAATATTGTTGCTTCTGCGTATGACGATATAATTGCAAATGCAGACAATTATCGTGAACAAGCTCTTAACAGCATAAACTTTGCCCTCGGCGTAACAGAGGATGAAGATGAAGATACAGAGCTTCACGTTGATGGCACATTTGGAGTATTCGTAACGTGAGCAGCATATTTCTGACAAAGCATCAAACGTTGGCAACAGCGTTAGGTTCGTCTTTCCCGACTTACAGTATTGCAAAAAGTGAAATAGAACTTGAGCAGGGAACGTTTCCTGCGATTGGATTGTTTCTTGGCATAAGCGAACATTCCAAAGAATCAATAGCTTATGCTCCCATCTCATATACTTATATTCTGTCGGTCTTTGATATTTTTGATATAGACGACCCTGCTGATTATTCCAGTAAGCAGAGTTCAACCTTTGAGAAGCTTGAAGATGTTATTACAACGATGGGATATGAAGTTTTAACGGATATAGAGCCAGTAGTATCAATAGGGATTGGCGAAGGTCAATTCATAACTGGCTGGATAACAACAATAATATTTAACGCCTAAACATAGGAGATAGAAAATGGCTTTAACTTATGGAACCGATGGAATTAAACAAAAGGACTATCGTGTTTATGTTGCTCTTGCAAACACCGCTGGTCTGGCTGCGGCCATTACTACTTATCTCGCTAGTTCAAGTAAGACTAATGCTGATGCAGTAATTGCCTTACTTGATGAGCTTGGTGAATGTCGGGCCGATTCAATTGACTTGGGTATTGCTGATGGCGATAGCATTGAAGGAAATCGTCTTGGTAAGATTGTGTTGAACAAGACTGGCACGTTTACTGCCGAGCTTATCAATGCTACTCCCACAAACATCGCTGCCCTTGAAGAACTTGACGGCAATGCCTGCACGATTATGCTTGTTGAAAGAGATACTCACGGCAACGACCTCAAAACCTGCATTTTGATGAATAACTTCAATCTGTCATATTCTGAAAAAATCACAGGTGGCGACTCGATTCGCTCTACTATTAACATTGAGAAAAATGTCCCTGATGCGGGGTCTTTCCGTCATATTGCTGATGTCGACCAAACTCCTTAATTTGGAGGTGAATCATGGCCTTGAATTATGGAGTGCTCGGCATAAGACAGCGTGATTACCGCGTCTATATTGCCTTTGAATCTCAGCTAACAGCATTATGTGCCGAACTTGTGTCTTTCTTTGAAGATTACGATTCTGGCGCTTATGATGCTGCTTATGGTCATTTACAAACCATAATGGCTAGCAAAATGACACATATAGGTGAGATGCGTAAAGATTCTATTGATGTCTCTATTGCTGATGGAGATTCGGTAGAAGGCAATGAGATTGGTAAATTCGTAATGTCAAAAACAGGCACATTCGCCTGCGAATTGATAAATGCAACGCCAGACAATAAGAATGCTCTTGCGGCCGCAGATGGTCAGGAAGCAGTCATTATGTTGGTAGAGTTGAATGATACCCGTATGGAGAATTTTCTTGATGCGGGTGCGTTCTTCCAGTTGCATGAACTGATTTTCATAGCGAATGTAGATTCAATTCTTGCTGGAAGTGTAAAAGGCATTGCTGGCTCATTCTCTTATTCTGAGAAAGATACTGGTGGAACCATACCCACTTCCACTATCTCAATTGAGAAGAAAGTCCCCAATGCCGCAAGCTTCCGCAAAATAATTGACCAGCCTTATGACTA